GGCCTACATGAAGTAGGAGTTCAAGATCCGAAAACACGACTCGTCTGGAACATGCCCATGGAGCATGTCGGCGTGGAGAACTGTTTTTCAAAGCCTTTAACTGATTACATCAGGAGGCATAAGAATACAGGAATCTCCATCGGATGGAGTTTTGGTCGTTTGTACCAGCTGTTAAGCACTAGTGAAAAACAGTCAACTATCAACGTTGATTGGTCTTCATTCGACGCTACTGTCCCTGAATTCATCATTCGTGATGTCTTCACTATGTTATGGGATCAATTTGATTTCGATACATGGCAAGGTAAACAGAACAGTCCGATGCACAAACGACGATGGAGTAAAGTTCGAGAATATCTCGAATATTACTTTATCAACACACCTATTCGCATGCCAGACGGTAAAGCTTTTCGCAAGAAGGGCGGCATACCATCAGGCTCCGGTTTCACTCAGATAATCGGATCTATCGTGAATCGCATAGTTTTGCGAACACTTTTTCGCGTTATAGGTGTAAGGCTAAATAAATTAGTTGTCTTAGGTGATGACGGTTATCTCGTTCCCGACCGTTCCGTTGCTCAAGAAGAACTAGTTCATTTGGCAGACGTCGCCAGATCTCAGTTTGGGATGTCACTCAACTGGAAGAAGACAAAAATCTTCTCTCCAGCTGAAAGGAAAATGTATCTTGGATATACATTCTCCCTCGATGGTCATCTTGAAAGACCTGAAGAAGAGTGGTTCCGCATGGCTCTCTGCCCAGAGAACAGCGTTGTCAACCTCCAACAATCATGGAGTAGACTTACTAGTTTACTACTGATAGGTGGATACTTCTGTAAAAGGTTCTTTCTCTTTACTAACTATTTCTCACAAGGATTTCCCTTGATACAGAGAGAAGTTAAGACGATACCTTCGAAAACACTCCAGCGATTACTTCAATATCGCGGAGTTGCTCTCAGCGAATGGAAGACCAAAACTTTCTTAAACTTTTGGGACTTTGAATTATTCGCCTGGCAGCACTAACCATCCTCTCATTAGGGATACAGTTATCGAACATTCCCC